TATTAACTGGCTCGTACTGTATACGTGTTGCCACATATGCTTTTTTATTGTATTGTACAAGTTCTTCTAAATTCATTCCAAATCTAGGTAGGTCACAAGACTTAACTAGCATATCTAGTTGTGCATCTTCTTGAGGATTGAATGAACTTTCCATTAATGACTCATCAGTTTGAATCATTACATGAAACATAAACTTCTGTTTCGGCATCAATCTGTAATTGTCGTCTATATACAATCTTGATGCGTGACGGAAGTCCTTCATGCCGGGTTGGCCGTTTTGAATTCCTTTTAAAAAGTCGTTTATCTTTGGCATATACTTGTATTTATAGCCACAAAAAAAGCGCCATATAAAGACGCTTTTCTTGTATTATAAATGCTAATTCTAATTTTTACGAACCAGTACTTAAAGTACCAATTGTTCTAGCCACTGCTGTACCAATACCTGTTCCTTGTGGTGTTTGTATACAGTTGTCATATCTTATTGACATTGTTATTGTAGCCGGGTCTGAAGTTGCGTATGCTAGTGTGTTATAGTTAACGTTTTCAACGTAAGCACCATATAGTTCAAATGTTTCTAATACATTTGGTGTAGATTGACCGTTACCACCGTCTAACATTTCAATTCTAGTTGTAAATTTGTAATCAATACCTGATGCCGCTGAACTTTGTTCAAAGAAATCAAATTGTTTCTGAATTTGTTCACCAACTAGTTTAGTAACTGAGTTGTTTACATCATCTCTTAAAGTAATTGTAATAGGTTCCCAAGTATGTTTACCAGCAACATAAACTTTTGAGTTGTAAACATCTAGTGTTACATTATCAAAAGTTAAGTTAGGTCTTGTTATATCAATAACTTGTTTTGTTAATTCTGATCTTGGTGTTGATACTCCAAAATTTTCCAGGATTGCTCTAAAACGATATTGTAGTTTTGGCATCAACAAGCCTTGTGATGCTGAACTTTGATCGTTACTTAAAGGTACTGTAAATTTTGATAATGTTGATATTGCCATGTGTTTCTCCTATTTATTCAAATATTAGTTCCCTAATTTTGCAATTTCTCCTGTGTTTTTAATTCTTAATGGTATGTAAATAAATTCAACTGATTTGATCGGCTCAATTGCTATATCTACGTACAGTTCATTTCTATCAATCCTTGTAGGTGTGTTGTTTGTGTCATCACATACTACTAGGAAGTCATATAATGCTCTTTGACCAACTAGCTCTAGCAAGAATGATTCAATTGCTTGTTTAATTTCATTTCTTGTTAGCTCATCATTTGGTTCAAAAATAAATGGTTTTCCAATACTGTCTAACTGACTTCTTAAGTAAACTGCTAATCTAGAAACGTTAATTCTATCTAAAGCCGAACTTGATGAAGTTTTAGTTAAGTTACCAAAGTTAACAATTCCTGCTCCTGAGAAGAACGTAATTGGATTAACTTTTACTTCATGCATTGAATCTCTCACTGCCTCTGTTACAGATATTGTTTCAAATTCTCCTGTTGTAGAATCAATATATCCAACTGATGTTGCATTGTCAACTATACCTCTTCTAGTTCCACTTGGTGCAAACCAAGGGAAAGCAATATTATCATTATTTGCTAATGTTCTCATCATCATGTGTGATGCTGGAACAACAATTGATTTACCTGAGTTGTCTGTTGTTAAACCTGATGGATAAAACACACCCAAATAATCACTTGCACTTATTAAACCGTCTTCACCGTTGTCCAGTGCCGCCGCTGAGTTGTTTGCCCAATTAGTAATTGCAGTTGATGTACCCGCTAATCTTAATGGAGTATCTCCAACTATAAATGCTGTTTTGTTTCTGTCTGTGTTTAAGTTAACCATGTTTGAAATCAACTCTGGGTAACCAGGTGTAGCAATAACGTTGAAGCCTCTTTGGTCTTCTCTAATTGCTTGGTTAGTATCAATCTCTGATTTTAATTGTTGTACAACAACTTTTCTTTGTGCTTTTCTTCCAAAACATCCTGAACCGTCTTCTTTGTTACCTGATTTAGTAACCCATCTGTCTGGGTAGTAAGACGCTACTGATTCGTTACTTGCTCTTACGTTTCCTAAACCGCTTGATCCACTTCCTGGATATTTTGCAGTTGTAATGTAACTGTTTTTGTATTCTTTAACATTGTAACCACTTCTTCTTGTATTCCAAAGCATTATACCTTGTGGGTATGCCGCTGGATCTGGAGCATCCGGATCTAAGAAACCATCACTTAACATTGTTTTAATTGTTGAAGCCGTTCCTGCCGCTTTGCTAGTTCCTGCCGCTTTATCAGCCGCTGTGTGCCATCTTGCATCTGCAAACAAAATACCGTCTTCTGTAGTTTGGTCTGTTTTGTCAACTAATTCCCAAGCCGCACCTGATGTAGTTACTGCAACTTGGTTCGCTGTATTTGTAGAACTTAAAGTTGCTGATGTGTTATATTTGTAAATTTTTGGATAGTTTTCTAAATCACTAGTGTCAATCCATAAGTCGTTAGTTACAAGTGCAGTACCATCTGATTGTGTAGTTGGTGCTGTTGCACTAAATTGTGGTCCTTCTGGATCTGTGCTTGAATATGCTGTTACATATCCAACCCAAGTTGTACCATTGTGTGCCATAATGTCTGCAACATCAATATTAGTGTCATACCATAATGTACCATCTGCTGGTTCATTGTTTGGTGTGCTTGTACTTGCTGTGTATGATAATCTTTTCCAGTTAGAAGCAACTACTTCTGATCCTGTTGAAGAATCTTCTGTATCACCTGCTGGTGCAACATATAAGTTGTCTACTAAACTTGAACTGTTTGCAGTGTATCCACCGTAAGGGTGTGCTTGAGTAGTTCCTAAACCAGCATCGCCTAATACGTCGCCAGTTCCTGTGTTATTCATTCTAAAGTCACCACCTAGTGTATGTTCAATAACAATCTCACCAGTTGTTAATTTAGATGCTTTAATGTTAATAAGTTTTGTAGTGGAGCTCGCCGCCGCACTTGCATCAACTTTACCGTTTATATCTGCTATAAAAGTATCAGAAGTTGTGCCACTCATTGTAACTGTAATTGGGCTACTCATTGCCGCTTGATTTGTTCTAGACTCACTTATTGTAAATGTTTCTCCTGCTTGGAATGTATGTGATGTTAATCTACTTGTAATAGCAGTTTTACCACCTTCGTATCTAAACAACTGTAAGTCACCAACATTTTTTGTAGTGTCAACTTGTGACCCATCTGTTGTTACTATTTTTTGTTCAGTTACGTTGTATTGTGTGTATAAAGTTCCAACTGTTAATGCTGTTCCACCGTTTGCTGGATCTAAGTTATAGATCGCAGAGTTGTGTGTTGCATATAATGGTGCCGCTACTGTTGAAAAACTTGCACTTGCTGAACTGTAAAGTTTAGTACTAATGTTAGCACCTGCGTTTGCTGTTGTTGTTTTAAACCAAACTGAACCAGTAGGTCTGTTTTGATCTGCTGTTTTCCAAGTTGGTCTGTTTGTATGTTTGTCTTGTAAGAATTTAGGTGCTCTGTAAGAACCTGCTGTAATTCCTAGTTCTCCTAGTAATCCACTTCCTTCTTCAAAATCTAAAATTTCTGCGTCAGTTGAATCACCTAGCTCTCCACCATCATGGAAGATATCTAAGTTACCTGTTGTAGCGTTAATGCTTGAAGTTACTCCAGCCACGTTTGCCGCATTCAAAGCCGTGTTAACATTTGATAATGCTGTACCACCTGCTTGTACAACTGTACCATTAATGCTTAAATTTTTACCGCTAGTTACAGTAGTTCCAGAAGCAACTGAGATTACAGGTAAAGATAAGTGCCATGCACTTGATCCTAATTGTACCCAAGTATTTGCTTCAGTTTTTTTGTAAATTTTGTTTGTAACGTGTGTTGTGTTAATTGCATAATCTCCAGTAATACCTATTGATGTTTTAGGTGCACCAGTTGATACTGCACCAACTAAATCTGCAGTTGATGTAATAAGTGTTGGAGATAATGTTGTAAATGCTTGATCTGTTTGTGACCATTCAAACATTCCAAAACTAGTTGATGCAAGGTCAAACCAGTATGTACCGTCTGTTGGTTTAGCAGTTGGAGCCGATGCTGTTCCTAGTAATTCACTAGTGTCAACATTCGC